CTGGAGATCCCCTCCAAGGCCGCCACGCACACATAGGCGCCACTACTAGTTTGGCTAATATTCCAAACTGGCTGGACATTATTAAAGAGAAAGCTACTGAGTACTTGGACTTCTCTTACCGCTGCCCAGCCAATTATAGTGATTTCTTCGCAGTGCCATGCTTTGGGGCCGAATGCCCCGTACCAAACATCATCAATCACGCGCCCAGCAATGGTCTCATCATCTCTCCTGATGAGTTTAGTGCCTCTTGTCTTAGGGCTGCCTGCCACAACACCATGACCTACGGTACCTGCCAGGGTCTGGACACTGATGAACGCTACACTCTCCTGATCAATCACAATTCCGCCCTTCAGACTGAGAACCAAGTATGGAGTGCTATGACCAGAGGCAAACGTGGCTTCGACCTCCTAGTGATCTCTTCAGAATCACGCCCCATCCGCCCCCGTCCCGGTTCCATCCTCGAGGCTCTAATAGCTCGTGATTTCTTTAAATTACGGCTGGCGGTCCTGGCTCACCGCAGATCCGCCCTTCCCCCTGCTCTGCGTGATCCTCTGCGTGCCAGTCCCTCCTACGGCAGGAAAGGTAAGAAAGCACCACTCCCTTCCCCTTTTCTGCCAACCGAACCCGTGCTCCTGAGACCAATCGATGAGTGCCCTTCCACCAATCTTGTTAGACTGAGAACCTTGCAAGAGTTCTCCCCAGACTACAACCACCTCCCTGACCCCTCCAATGACCAGTTCACGCCCGAGGAGACACTGCCTGTACCTGAGCTGACTGAGTCCTTTCTGGCCAGCCATAGCCTGGCCGCTAGTCTTTGTTCTCAGCCAGAGGATTTAGCGAACCTTCTCTTCCCCGACGCCCCCAGTGCTGACTCCCGCGAGATCATCTATAAAGGTACACAAACTTCACAAGTGCCCGATGATAATCTCGCCCAGTCCATTTACCTTCGCCACCGAGCCACTGATCCCACTCTGGGACCGATGGGCATCAAGAAAAGGATCCGCTGGAGAACACGCGATGCCATGCTGGAGTTGATGGAGGCCGCGGTCGGGTCCCAAGCCCTCATCAACATGCTCAAACACCGCACCGGCATGGAGTCAATCCCCTGGAACGAGGAACGGTACTCGGCTCGCGTAACTCGCTCACTCTCCAACTTGCTGGAAAAGGATAAATGTCTCAACCACAGCAAAAGTTTTAAGTGCGACCCCTCCCTCCCTGATGAGTACGCCTACCTTCTCATTAAACAGCAAGTCATCAAGAAATTCGGAAAAGAGTACAGCGGGGTTAAAGCCCCCCAGATCCTCACTGAGCACGCTCACACTGTCGCTTTGGATCTAGCCCCTTTCTTCATGTACGCACTCTACGAAATTTCCGCTGTCCTCGAGGAAAAAGACCTCTGTTACCTACACCCTGGTCATTCTGACTCCGACCTCAAAGGTTTTGTTAGGAACCACTGGGACCATGACCGCTTGAGCACCGAAGATGACGCTGAGGCCTGGGACTCCAACTTTTCTGCCCCTTTGGTGGCGTTCGAGTTCTTCCTCTTCGATTACCTGAATGCACCTGTCGACTTGAAGACCCGATTCCAAAATTACAAGATCAACATGTCTTGTGGCGGGGGGCCCATTGCTTTCATGATGTTCTCTGGGGGACCAGATACTTTGCCTGCTAATACTCTGGCCAATGCTATTCTCCAACCATTGCGCTTATCCTTCCCCAGGAAGGTGCCCCGTCTGCACGGGGGTGACGATTTCTGCCTCAACGGAGTTTATCCAGAGACTGAATGGTGGGCCCAACACTCTAAGCTTATCCCTCAGGTCTTCAAGACCCAACACACTCTACGCCCCATGGCTTTTGGTTGGGTGTTGGACGTCGAACCCCACAAGCACCCCCTGACCATTGTCTCACGAATCATTCACTCCCTCGCCACTAACAAAATCTCAGACACCCTGGCTGGCCTGGTCGCGGACGGCAATGACTTGCTCCACCCCGAATCACAAGCGAACATGAGTGATCTCGAGGTGGAGTACAGCATGATCGCTGCCGGTTTGCTCAACCACCTTAGAAAGAAACATCGCCTAGCCTCGTCAGGATGGACGACCGGTAAGACTGGTAGCCGCCGTAAATACGAAACTGACAATTTAGGTTGTATAGCCTTTTGAACAACAATGACCTACTCAGAAGAACTCCAGAGAATCATCATCGCT